CCGCAGGCAGCCAGTGCCTCGTTGAATGCGTCCTCTGCACTCATTCCCTGGGATACGCCGCTCTGAAATGCGGACAGTGCCGCCGCATTGCCGCTGAGGGCATTTGTCCATGTGTCATTGCTGGCAGATGCCCAGTTGATCGCATCCGCCATTGTTCCGGTGATCTGTCCGACCTTCGCCGTTTCATTGACGCTCTCTGCCAGACCGTCCAGCGGAATGGAATCGCCGTACACCGCCCAGATACCGGTGGCACTGTCCAGCAGGCTGTCCATGTCCTGCATGGATACGCCCAGCTTTGCAAAGTTGGAAATGGTGGTCGTGGTGGCGGTTTCGTCGCCCAGAACGCCGTACAGATCGGTGTACGCATCCGCGATAGAACCAGCATCCATGCCTGCCGCAGATGCGGCAGTGTCCAGCTTGGACATATTCTCCCGGTACTCCTGCGTAGATTCGCTGAGTTCGGCAAATGTGGAAATGGCATCGCCGATAGCACTCACCAGTGCAGTCAGACCGTTTCCGATAAAGGTCGCCACAGCCCCGTCCAGAACGGAAAAGCCGTCGCCGGAATCCCTGGCAGATTCGCCAAGGTTTTTTGTACCGTCACCGGCATCCTCCGCTGCATCTCCCAGATCGTCCGCTGCATCGCTGAGTTCGCCGATCTCCTCGCTTGCATCACCGGAATTCTGTGCCGCCTGCTCCGCAGCATCGCCCAGATCTTCTGTGGCATCTGCCGCAGTATCCAGCTGGGAATCGTATCGTTTCAGTTCGATCTCTGTTGCTGCGATCTCACGCTGCAATGCGGCGAACTGCTCCTGTGAGATCTTTCCCTCTCCCAGCTGCTTTTCCGCCTGCACGGCTGCGTCCTTCAGCGTTTCCAGTTTCTCCTCTGTCTTGCTGATCGCCTGCGTCAGCAATTCCTGCTTCTGGGCAAGCATTTCCGTGTTGGTAGGGTCCAGCTTCAGCAGCTTTTCCACATCCTTCAGCTGTGCCTGTGTGGAAGTAATGGACTTGTTCACGTCATGCAGGGATTTTGATAGCTGCGTGGTGTCACCGCCGATCTCAATAGTCAATCCCTTGATGCGTTTATCATTTGCCACAATACAGCACCTCCTCAGAATGTGTCAAAATCCTGCTGTGTCGCGCGAACCGGATAGTCATAATTATCATTGGAGCGCTCAGAAAACATATCCAGTACCATGCCATACGTCAGAACATTTAAGTCCTCCATTGAAAGCCCCAGCTCCACACACCGGAGCAGGAACAGTGCCGTCGTCATCGGGCGTTCTGTCGGACGTTCTTTTTTTTAAGATCTACGTTTGTCTTTTGGCTGGCTGCCCACAGCTTTGCGATCTGCGGGAATGCACGCCAGACGGACATCATGCCGAACTGATCCAGCCATTCCTCCACCGTGTCCGGCACGCTGCTGTCCGCCGCCTTTGCCATCACATAGGCGATGTTCTCAAACGTGCTCATCTTGCCCAGATCTTTCAGATCGATCTGTGCTTTCTGCTGCTCACCGGTTTCCGCCGGCTTGCGGAACTGCTCCGTCAGATCTCCGATGTCAGAAAAAATGTCAGAGCCGGTCAGTGCCATGTACAGTCTTGGAACGGCGGCAGAGGCACGGAACTTCACCGGCTTGCCGTCGATCATGATCTTCTTTTCCAGCATTGCTTATTCCCCCGTTGCTTCTGTCACATTCGGTACATATACCGCCTTGTACCAGTTTGCGTATACCTCAGAATCCGTTTCCTCGCAGGTGCGGCACTTGACCAAACCATTGTCCAGTGCAGCGGCAGTGAAGGAGCAGGTTTCCGTTTTTGGCGTCTTGGTATCCGTGTTGGTTTCGCCCTCTACTGCGGTACGGGACGCTGTGCAGCAATACAGCACATGGCGGATGTGATTTACATCGCCGTCGAACTCAAACAGCAGTGCAAACTGTTTCAGCTCTGCATCGTTCTTCTCCACCAGCACTCCCTTCTGATCCAGAATCTCGCCCAGCACATCCTTGCGAAATTCCAGCGACAACAGTGCCAGCTCCAGATCCCCCTCATAGCCAGCGTTATTGTTGATTACGTAAAACACACGGTTGTCCGCGTAGAAGTTTTCCGCTTCGCCGGATGGGTTCACCGACAGCGACACGCCGCCGGGGATCCGCACCGGTGTGTCATATGTGGCATTGCCGTCATCATCAATATGGCACATCGCAAAATGCACCTTGTTCAAACCGAATTTTACCTTGTTTTTCTTTCCTGCTGCCATTTTATACGCCAGCCTCCTTCATTCTAAGTCAGACTTCCATTTCATACAGGACTTCATAGAGCCGTTCGCTCTCGATCCATGTTTCCGATTTTACATAGCTGATCTCGTGTGCGGTCAGGACATCTTCCACCCGCTGCTCTGCGTCCGGATCTTTCGTGTCCGTGTACAGTTCCACGTCCAGCTGCTTCCAGCTGTAATAGTTGATGTTGTCGGCGTGGAACGTATGCTCTCCCGGCGACAGGTACACCACAAACGGCGGCGGCGGACTTTCGCCCTCTGCGAAATGATGGTATGCACAGGGCAGTCCGATCTCCTGCATCATCGCCGTGATCTCTTCATAGGTCATACGCTCAGCCTCCCAACGCTTCTGTAATCAGGGTTTCCAGCATCTCTGCACCGTGTTCCTCTGCCGGAGCAACGTGCGGTCTGGCAGCCACACGCCCGCCATTCCGCTTTGCGTGTCCCTTTTCTAGCAGGTGTACGATCTGATACTTCCGGTTGTGTACGGACATATGCCGCATATGTGCCTTTTCTTCCACTACAGACGCACGCCAGCCCTTCCGGTATTTGCCGGTCTTGCCGTCAGGTGATGTGGTCACCAGTTCTTTTCGGACTGCCTTTGCCGTCTGTGTGACAGCGTCTTTCATGGCGTCCTCCGCCAGCTCCACATACTCCTCCAGCCCGTCCATCACCGCCGCTGCCAGATCGTCAATATCCACATTGCTCATCACATTCCACCAGCCTTTCCTGCTGCGACACCGCCGTGATCTGCACCAGATCGCCGCTGGTGTAGTACGGCATCACACCGGTAATGTTGTAGACCTCGCCGCCGAACAGGATCCGGTGGCGGTTGCTGCACAGTGCCGCTGTCGTGGCACTTTTCAGCACGATCGCTTTCATCGTCTGCCGCATGGACGTAACACCCGCCTCTGTTCCCTCCGTGGATGCAGTAATTGTCACGTTTGCCCACAGCTCCAAAAAATCCGTCCATGCACTGGTGTGGTTGCCGATGCGGTCTGTCACCGTTTCGTTCTGCTGCACGGTGATACGCTGGTTTCTCTCTGCAATCGATACTGCCATCAGATCACTCCCTCCCGCTGTGCAAACAGCATTGCCCGCAGCGTCAGCAGCAGGGCGTTGTGGTCGGCGTTCTCCCGGTGGGTATACAGATAGGCGACGGCGTACAGCGTGGCAGTGTGACAGGTCTCCTCCTGCTCATACTGCTCTGCCGACACCCTGCCCACGTCCTGCACCGTCTGCTTTGCAGTCAGCAGCAGGGACTGGATCAGCTCATCGTCCTCGGAATGCTCCACACGGAGATAGTTCTTTGCCTCTTCCAGCGTAACCATACAGCACCTCCGTCACTTCACTGCCAGCAGCTTTACCGCCTCAGGCAGGATCAGCTTGCCGTCCACACGCTTGGATGCCAGGAAGCCCACCTGCCCGGTCATGGAGAACAGCTCGTCCAGACGCTTGAAGGTGATGCCCTGACGGTCGCCGATCCAGTAGTAGCTGAAATCGCCGAAGGCAATGCCGGTCTTGCCGGATGCCAGAGCCGGAATGTAGCTGGAAGTCACATACGGGCGGTTCATGATCATGTCCGGCACACCTGCCACTACAGACGGCTGCCAGATGTACTGCCCTGTGGTGTCCTTCACCTTGCGGAGTGCCTTGACGGTGGCGTCGTTCATCGCCCATGTGCCCCTCTTGCGGTACGGGCTTTTCAGGCTGTAGTACAGCTCCAGCATATCGTCAAAGGTCACCGATGCCGATGCGGCAGTCACGCCGGTTTCTGCACCGTCGGTGGTATTGAAAATACCGGTCGGCTTGCTCTTGCCGTCACCGACCCAGAACGCCTCCTCTTCCTTTGCACCCAGCCGTCTGCCGAACTCTCTGGAGATGTACGCCTCCAGATCAAAGGCGGCATCATTGAGCAGCTCTGTGGAAACCTTCAGTGCCGTACCCACCTTGTACGCACCCAGGGACTTCTGTCCGAAGGTATCGTCCGACAGTGGGAAGGTGCCTTCCTCGTCGATCCACGATGCCTCGCCCTTGTCGCTGACAATGGGAATCTTCCGGTCGCCGGATGCGGTGGTAATCACAGTCGCCAGTGTGCGGAACACGTTTTCCTCCTCCAGTGCCTCGATCAGCTGACGCTCGAACTCGTCCGGCACCAGATAGCCGCCCTCAGAATCCGTCCCCACCTGCAATGCGTTCTGCACCGCAGCGGTATAGTGCTTGTTCCGGACCGCATCCCAGAACGCCTGCTTGTACGATGCGGACGCAGTGCCTGTGCCGGCAGCCTTTCCGCTGCGGGGTTCGCCCAGAATGGGATCAGCGGCAGCGTTCATGGCGGCTTCCAGCTCGTTGGCACGTTCCAGACGGGCAATGTCGTTGCCCAGATCGGTCAGTTCCTTCTCCATGGTCTCATATGCGGCAGCGTCCGCCTCGCTCATTCTGCCGTTGTGGGTCTTGGAATCCAGAAATGTTCTGGCGGTGTCCCACTTTGAAGCACGCTCCTGCCGGAGTGCTGTCAGACGCTGCATTCTCTCTGTCATAGTCATTCGCTTTTCCTCCTTACGGTTTCAGTAGGTTCAACCGTGCACGCAGCTGTGCGGCGTCCACGGTTCTGTCGCTTTTGCTCTGCCCCAGCTTTGCCAGAAACGACTGCATCGTCTGTTTCCGGGAATACGCCTGTGCAGGGGGTTCTTTCTTGTTGGGTTCGTCCGGCTCATCCGGCTCTTTTTCCGGCTCTTCGTCGGGTTCGTCCGGATTCTCCTCCGGCTCTTCGTCGGGTTCTTCTTCCTCCGGCTTTTTGTCTGGATCGTCCTCGGCGAACAGGATGCCGTCCACGAATCTCAGCCGCATTGCCTCGTTGGCGTTCAGCCACGTTTCCGCATCCATCATCTTCGCCAGACGATTCCGGGACAGTCCGGTCTTTGCCGCATAGGCGTTCAGAATGGATTCCTTGACTTCCTCCAGCACAGCGATTGCCTGCTCCATGTCCTTTTTCTCGCCGGCTGCCATGGTGGACGGATTGTGGATCATCAGCATTCCCACCGGGCTGATGAGGGTCGTATCCCCTGCCATCGCCACCACCGATGCAGCAGATGCGGCAATGCCGTGGATCTTCACCGTGACCTTGCCGGGGTGATTCCGCAGCATGGTGTAGATCTGTGCCGCTGCGAACACGTCCCCACCCGGCGAGTTGATCCAGACGGTCACATCTCCGGTGTGCTGTTTCAGCTCCGCCTGAAATGCGGCAGGCGTGACCTCATCGCCCCACCAGGTCTCACTGGCAATAGCACCGTCCAGATACAGCTCGCTCTCGCCGTCTGCATCGTTCCGCAGCCAGTTCCAAAACTTCTTCATTTGCTTTCACCTCCATTTGCA